TCTTGATCTTTTTAGGGGATCGTCAATTGATACTACTAGACCCGTGTAAAAATTATTAAACATTATTGCTAACCTTTGATACCGCGTTCATTGTATACGTTGCTTTGCCCGGCGTGATACTAAGTCTCGAGTGAGTTATAACATATAATCCACTACGTTTAGTATCAAATGTGTTTTCACCGTTTCCATTATGAATGTTATTAGGAAATAATACCTCTATAGTGTGACCAATTGTTTTGAGTGATCGGAATTTATATGGAGATACTACCATATTTAAAAGACTAAAGGCCGAATGACTCTTTGCTCTTTCATATCTATCATCACCCATTTCCCATCCAAGGGATGATACAGATGAGTTTGTGACAGAGTTGACCCTTGGGGTATTTTCCTTTTCGACTACGCCGTTACCAGCACCGAAGTCTGTAGTCACCATAGACTTATTAAACATATCTATAGTATTGCTACGTAGACCAAAGAATCCGTCCTTCACCATTGCTAATGTATCAACGTTGTCAACAATGTCTACGGTGTGTATTGTCCTAGACTGTATATCTAAAGATTGCATAATATCATCTGGATTTTCTGGAGATTCTCCAACACCGTATCTAAACTTACCTGAAATCTGTGGGCGCTTAGACATCTCGTCAAAAGAATCTATAATTACACCGTGTGCTAATGTTCCATATACAAACATTTTATTGCCGGTTGGTGATGAGGATTGTGATCTAATTAACTCTATTGCCTCAAATGGCTTCATATGTGGAATAGATAATTTCTTATTTTGCTTAGTGTTTTCAGTAATAATACTTGAAACGCCAATGTTATTTAATAGTTTATTCATAATAATACTGCAGTTATCGTCGTACATACCTGAAGCAGTTGTTATTGAATTTTTAATATAGTGATTTTCTGCAACCTTTAACTGTACCAAACCTCCACGGTCGTCTAAGCTCTTACCTTCAACTGCGTAGGCAATAAAACCTAGATCATATGCTCTTTCACATATCATTAATCTTACATTGACTGATTCACCACCATGAATCGTTTCATATAATCTATGTGTATCTAAGAAATTTATATCACCCATGACGCTGATCGCTTCTATAGATTCATATAGGTTAATTTCTAACATAGAACCTGTTATGTCATAGGCTACACCATTACACGTTATGCTTACAGCCATTATCTCTGCATGGTTTATCGTATCAGATGACGTAGACATTAATTAGTCACCTTACCAATCATACTTTTCTTTAGTACTCTAATTTTACTTAACTCATCATTCTTTTTATATTCATAATCCCAATTAGTAACCATTGATACGCCTGATGGGATTACTTGAGTGTATGGATTAATATCAGTAACACCTGAAGTGTCTGCATAATGATGAGGAGCAAGATGATCTGACATGACGCTGCTTATCGTAATGGGTACAGCTGGATCCGCAGCAGAATCAATAATATCTTCTCCATCTTGGAATGTTCCAGCTATTATACGAACAGTCATTTTACCTATATTAGTATCTTTTGATACAATTGATCCAACCGCGTTACTTGTTTGTCCTACGACTGTAGTGCCTATAGTAAATGAGCCAGATATATCTGCCGTAACCAACATAGATTTATTTGGATATTTTTTTAGTATGTATGCAGATAGGTCTAAATAACTCAGTGGCCAACCTTGTGTTCTTAAATTATCATTAATTAAAAATAAAGTCCAATGGTAGTATGGTGTATCATATAAACTAATAGACACTTGGTCTGGTCTTGCTCCATCAATTATATCATATAACTCATAAGAGGAAATGTCATCAATGTTGGCTCCTATTATGTCAGAGAATGTGGCCAAGTTATTAAACACTGTGGTTCTATCTTCAAACTCATACACAACCTTTTGCAATCGTCCTAAATAACTCATTTACAAGCCTCCATCGTGAATATCTTGTTTAGTTAATGATCTTTCTTCTTGGAACGTAAGAGTTAGATCTATTTCACTCCATGAGCCATCGACCATCATTGCGTTGCTTGTTGGATTATATGTACTGGATATTGATACTAGAAATGATTTTAAGAACTTATTTAATATTGTAGGTCGCCTTCCAGCGCCTGGCATATACACTTGTTCAATCTCAAACGCGTTTGGATATTTTAATGCCCACCCGCTCCTTTCTGGATACAACTCAGTCCTAAAAAATTTAATAATATCACCTATCATTCTTGATTCAGATTCTGATGACGGAATTAATTTATATGTGAATGAGAATTGTCTAATAGGTACACCAGTGAATGTGGTGATAGTAACTGGATCCAATACGACACCGAATCCTGATGATGCTGCAGCTCTTAATTCAGAACCGCCTGGAATCTTGTTAGCGACGGCTGCTATTTGTGAGGAAGACATACCCTCAATGCCTTCTTTAAATAGATTTTGTATAGAGCCAACTCCTGACCCAGCCGCAAAGGCTGCTTCTGCCATACCTGGAATCTTTCTATTACTTGTAGCTGCTCCAATCAATCTGCCAGCACCACCTAACGATGTATTATCATATGATGCGCTATCGTTGATTTGAATGCTTTGTGGCATGAATATTTCAACAGTTCTTCCACGGGCAATATTCATACCATCGCCTTCCTTAATAGCACCGTAAGTCGCTTGCTGCCCGCGGATAAATTCGTCAGGAGCTACAAAGTTATAAAGGGCTTTAGCACCTGACGACAATAAATCAGTCGTCATATCAACGGCTTTGCCAAGAGCAATGCCGGCTGCACCTGTGGCTTCACCAGTGGTTTTCTCAATTGTCAGACCATCTACAACTTCGTCAATGGCGTCCTGGCCGCCGGCGCTAAATCCACGAACAATTTTGCTATGCTGTATCGTTGTAAATTTTATAAACGTAGATGCATTATCAGTATCGAGAGGGTATATTAACCTCTTATGTTTTTCCATATGTTTTTGGTTCATACTTACTAATGCCTATAAATATAATTATTCTTACTTCTATTTATACGAGTAATATGGCTTATTCTGGCAGATATAAAATTAAAGAACCATCCAAGTATGATGGCAATCCAGCGAAGGTACAGTACCGATCTCTATGGGAGAGGCAATGCTTTAAGTGGTGTGAAGCTTCTCCAGGTGTAAAGAAATGGCATTCAGAAGAAACTGTCATACCTTATATATGCGGGACAGATAGGAAGATGCACCGATACTTTATGGATCTAAAGATAGTATGGCAAGACGGTTCTGTGACATTGGTAGAGATTAAGCCAAAGAAACAAACAATGAAGCCGGATTATAAAGGTAGAAGAACCCGTAAATATATCTCTGAGTCAATGACTTATGTGAAGAACCAATCTAAATGGTCTGCCACTAGAGAGTATTGTCTTAATAGAGGATGGAAATTCGAGATTTGGACAGAAGACACATTAAAACAGATGGGCATTAGGATCTGTAAATAGATCGTATAAATAGATACATAACGCATTATAATAAAGGTATTAATTTAATGGAAACATTCGCAAGTATGACCGAATCAATGGTGACCGTAATGGATAAGACACGGGCGAAAACATTGAAGCTTACCATGAAGAATAGTGTTAGTGGTATAGAAAGACTAAAGCATGAACTCACAGTCCGAACTGATGACGTTGATCCAGCACTTGTTAAAGAACTAACCTCTACAATTAAACAATTAAAAGCGCTGACTAAGCAAGTTGATGCTGCAATTGCTAAAGCTGCTACACAGTAATAATGTATTCTACCCCTCCGCAGACTACAGTCTTATTATATCACAGTATAGCTTGTTTGTACACAGTTATTTTTAATTATTTTAAGGAAGCATAATGGCATCACTTCTTTCCAAACTGGAGCTAGAAGCATTTAAGAAAGGCATACCTGCCCGGACTAAATCTTCGCGAGAATGGTTCCGGGAAAAAGCAAAGGGTCTTCGTGGTAAGGTTAATCGCCAGACACTTTTAAAGGATGAAGAGCTTATTAAGAAGACTAAAACAATTCGTGGCAATATGTTCATGTTCTTCTATGATGCTAAACATCGTAAAACGTTACCATACTGGGACGCGTTTCCACTTATCATAGCATTAGACAAAGCACCAGGTGGATTCTACGGAATCAATCTACATTACTTGCCACCTGTCTTAAGAGCCAAGTTTCTTGACGCGCTGTTAGATACAGTTACTAACGATAAGTATGATGAGTCAACACGGATGAATATCAGATATAACATATTAAAATCTGTAACAGGATTAAAATATTATAAGCCATGTATTAAAAGATACCTGACTAGTCAAGTTGATTCTAATATGGTAATGGTTCAACCGACTGAATGGGAAGTTGCAGTATTTCTACCAACAGAGCAATTCCGTGGTAAGAGCCGTAGCGCCGTATGGAAAGAGAGCAGGAAAATGATATGAGTATAGACAATTTAAAAAGTGTTATTAGCAGACGTCAAGGTATAGCTCAGGCTAACCGTTTTGCAATATACATGCCTGTCCCATTATTTAGTGGTTTAGAGATAAGAAACATTATATCTGCAGGAATCGCTGGAGGAAGTGTTGCCGCTGGTATCAACTCACTCTATAACGATCCACGAGATCTAACGTTCTTATGCAAAACAGCGGTCTTACCTGGCAGGCAGATAGCAACTACTGATTACTCTACAAATACAAAGTTGCATAAGATGCCTTACGCTTCCATTACTGATGACCTTACTTTAACTTTTATGTTGACACAAGATATGTTTGTTAAAAAGTACTTTGATGCATGGCAGGCTAAGGTTATTAACAGCGACTATAGTGTCAACTATAAAGACACGTATGCCACCGACATTATAGTACAGCAGTTAAATAAGGATAATTTTCCAATATACTCAGTCAAATTTAAAAATGCATATCCGGTAACTGTAGATTCAATAGAGCTCAGCGCCGATAGCACTGATGTTGCAACCATTATGAGTACTACCCTTGCGTATGATGATTGGGAAGCTACAGACGATTTATTAGATGCAACTATATCAGGCTTAAACGTGGCTCTTCCAGGTAATCTTGGAAATAGACTAGGTTCGGTTATAGAGACCTTAGCTAGCAAATTTAATAGTATTTAATTATAACAGGCGATAATCATGGCAATACCAACGTTCAAAACATTAACATACGAGACGGAAATTTCGGATGGTACAATAGTACAGTATAGACCGTACGTAGTAAAGGAAGAGCGACAGTTGCTTATAGCACTTGAAGCAGGTGATGAACAAGTTGTAGGAAGGGCTATACAATCAATTTGTGAAGCATGTACATTCGGCAAGGTGAATATTAGTAAGTTAGCTGTATATGACATTGAGCATATTTTTATTAAGATGCGAGCAAAGTCTGTAGGCGAGAAGATTAAAGTATCTTCTAAATGTTCCGATTGTGAAACTGGTAATGAAATTGAAATTGATTTAGATAAGGTACATATACCACGGCTTAAGGTAGATAATAACCCTAGGATAATGGTTAATGAGGATATGGGTATGTTACTTAGGCCGCCAACCTACGGTCATGTAATGGCACAAGGTTCTACTAATAAGAAAAATAGTGAATCTCAAATTGATGTTTTATATGATATGATTATAAAGTGTGTTGATAAGATATTCCATGGCGATGAAATATTTGAGTGCGATAAAGAACCAAGGGCAGAAGTAGTGGCTTTTGTTGAAAGTTTGCCATATGAATACTTCATGAAGATTAAGCAGTATATTGATGCACTTCCTAGTATCGAATATACTATTGAATACGATTGTGTTAAATGTAATAAACATAATAACGAAACTCTATCAGGGTTATCCAATTTTTTTATGTAGCTCTTTTGCATGATAGTTTGGAAAATCATTTTAAGACTAATTTTGCGTTGATGCAGCACCATAATTACACGCTAAGTGATCTTGATAATATGATGCCATGGGAAAGAGAGATATATTTAATTCTTCTTCGACAATATATCGAGAAGGAAAACCAAGAACAAGAAAATCGAAATCGATGAAGGATAAACCATGGCCGCCGAAAGATCATTAAATGATTTAGTATTACAGATCCAAGAGACTAACATACGCCTGAATACCCTATCAGAAACGGGTGAGAAGCAAGAGACCCATCTGTCAAAATTGGCAAAGATGGCCAAGGGCGATAATCTACAAGATCTAGAAGACGCTAGAGAATCTAAATCAGCCGGACAAAGTTCTAATACTGTAACTACAACTAAAGCTGATAAGGACGAAGGTTTCATGGGTGTTGGGTTGATGAGACCTGCAATATTCGCTGGCATTTCTGCGCTCATAACTGGAATGATTGCTGGTGTTGCTGGATTATTTACTGTCGGTGGTTTGTTGGCAATTGCTAGTAAAGTATTAAAGACCGGTCTTGTTGTAGGTCTTATTACACTGGTAGCAGGTACCGCTATACAAGCTGTGTTTAATTACTTTGGCAAACCTGATCTATGGAAAAATGCAGCTAATGACGTTATGGCAGGCAATTGGAATCCTGCTTCACTTGGATTTGTTGGTGGCGCTGCTACTGGCGCTGCAATAGGATTAAAGTTTGGCGGTGTTCGCGGAATGGTCTTTGGTGGTTTAGTAGGTTCAGCTCTAGGTGCTTTCGGTGGTGATATGTTGACTTTGCCTAATGGATCCGTTGACAAGATGGGAGTAGCCATAGCTTCCGCTGAGTTTGCAGGTGGTAGCATTGGTTTTACAAAAGGAATGAAGTTCGGCAAAAAGTTTGGCCTGAAAGGAATGATTTTAGGTGGTATTTTGGGTCTTATTATTGGTTCGTTCGCTGGCTCTGCATTAGTCCAAATGATACCAGGTTTAGAAAAGTTTTTGGGAGTTACTCCTGAGCCTGTGACTCTAGACGAAACTGCCTTTAATGAAATGCAAAAGGCCGAACAAAAAGCATTTATAATGGATCCGCGAAACGTTGGATTAGATATGCCGATAAAGCAAACCTTTGATGAGTACCTTGCTAGCAGGATTCCAGAGATTCTTAGTGCGCGAGAGCTTGCTGATGCAAGAATTAACCACTTAACAACAGGTCGTAGCCATCCAAGTATGCTTGGGCAACATGATTTTGATGCAAGTGTGCTTATGGCTAAAGGTGTGATTAAAAGTAATATAACACCTATGCCCTCCGACACAATGATTCTTGCAGCCGCACGGCTTGCTAGTGAAGAACATCAAAATACAATTCTGAATAATATTAGGTCTGACAATAGCGTATCAACCCAGGTCGTCAATAACCTGAACACGCCAAATGCAAGGATTGAATTAAGAAACGCGATGGCACACTAAAAAAGGGACCCGAAGGTCCCCTTATTTAATCAATCTTATTAGCTGTTAGTCTTCAGCAGCAAGGCGATTAAAGTAACTTAGAGTATCGTCTTCATCATCTGCAGCAGCCTTAGGCTCAGGTGCAACGTTATGATTAGATTCAGCTTGACTTGCTCGCATCGGAGCAGGCGTAGATACATCCAATGTCACGTGCTCTGCAGTTGACATTGCAACACCATCCTCACCAAGAACAGCCATAAGCTTAGTCTTTAGTTCGGCATAGGTCTTATAGTTGCTTGGACTATTATACTCTTCTAATGAATGCAACTTACCATAGATACCTTCTAACTCTTCATCCGATGCTAATGCACCTGGCTTTCCAAATTCAGACTTATCATAGTTACGGTAACCTTCAACATCACGAATCTTAAGCTTAAAATCAGCGCCATCCCAAAAGTCGAATGGATTGATTGGATCTTCATCCGCAAATTGTGGCTGCATTGAATCAATAATCTTATCAAAGATTTTCTTACCAAACACATAAAGGAATACTTTACCTTCATTAGCTGGATTACCATCATCTTTAATGACTTGAATATTAGACACATAATGTAGTCGACGTTTACGATTTCGTGCAATAGACTTATCGTCATCATTGCCAGAATTCCACAACTTAGTATTCATTTCTGATACTGGATCGTCTTGTCCGATTGATGTTAATGAGCGTTCGATATACCAACGTCCAGTAACAGGACCTTTGAAGCCGTGATCCCAGTATTGAATCCATGGATCATTCTCGCCTTCAGGCGCAGGTAAAAAACGAATAACAGCATAGCCATTATTTGCTTTATCAACTGTAGGTTTCCAGATGCGGTCATCGTTATAACTCTTCTTAGCATCACCACCAACACTTTGTGCAGTAGTTAGAAGCTTCGCCATAGAAGCAGAACGATTACGTTTTAGATCAGCAAATCCCATATTTTATTCCTCTTTATATTACAATTTATTAACAGTGTATTTTTTTACATTGTGGACCATTATAACATGTTTTGATCAAGAAGTAAACACTTTTAGTATAATTTTTTTATAATTATTCGCATTTAATTTCGTATCTAACATGATGCCATATTTAAGAAGTTTATTCTTTAGGTCTGGCCAAACCAGTGTTTCGGTGATGTTCATCTTCTCTATGAATCCCAATATGTTATCTAAGATAATTATGGTCTCGATCATAATGTCACCTTGAAGGAATGACTTAATGATAGGTGGATGTGCATCACCTGCCGCTGTGGAGAACAGTGTATCAAATGGTAGATTACCACCATCACAATGATCGTCACGCAACGTATTTATATCAGCTTCAAATCTATATCCGAAACTTTGTAATCTTTTTTTATAATCAGGCCAAACTTTATCGTCATCTAACATGTTACCTACCCATGATATATCCTCAACAAAGTGGGCATTAAAGTAATCAAGTATGACACTTCTATCGAAGTTAAACTTGGTACCTACCTTATGAAAGAAGTAACGATCCTTGCGTTTCCAAAAGGATTGTTGTTTGGCTGAAGTCTTAAACCTATATTTAACTGCATTATACGTGCCATTAGAGTAGTGTAGCTTACACGCAAGGTATAAACTATACACTCCAAACTCATCTAATCGTTCTGTACTTGTCATATTGGCAACGTATTCATTGGTGGAACTTTAAGTAACCTTGCTTGTTGTGCTTCGTTTTGTACCTTCTCGGTAATAGGTTTGGACAATAGTTTAGATACATCTAAAGGATCTATTTCGTACCTATTGCATATCTCTAGTATTGCATCAAGGTAGGTTACACTACCTCGAGAGGCAAACATTAGATCTTCAACGTATTTAGAGAATTGTACTTGATTCATAATTAGGTTCAACATTAATTCGCCTTTAATAATATAGTATGCTCGTTAATCCTGCCATTTGGCACTGAATCCTTAGTGGTCAGTTTCTTCCACTCTTTATCCAATTGCTTGGCAGTTTTCTTAAGGCATATCTTAAGAAATTCATCTGGCTTACGTAGTCGTGTTGATCTAGACTTATCAGCCTCATAATGTAATAGTGTTGTACCTTTAACCTCAAATCCGCCAACACGTGTTGTAGTGTACTCAGTCACAACTCCATACTTAGTATTGAATACTAGTAACTGATAAGAACCTATTATGTCAATAGGATTAATGGATGCCAACTTAAAGTCGTTATCCTTAGTCTTATACTTCATCTTAGCGATCTGCTTATCTGCAGATTTAACCTTAGGCTTACGTACTTTACGAGTTGCTTTGGCTGCAAGAGTTAGACTCTCTAAGTCCAATAGAATATTCTTAAGAACCTTAATACGATTCTTAATAGCAGATGGTTTAATGTGTGAGTATGCATAGGCATATTCTTCATCGGCCTCTCTCTTAGAGACTGCCATTTCCATCTCATCAATACGAGGTTGGACCCACGCAATAACAGAGGTCTTAATCTTTGGACCAGTTAAACCGTAGGCAGTAGCCTTTTTAAATATATCATAGCTGTTACCATTAACACGTTCGATCCATTCATCTTCGAATGCATCAAGGTCAGTTAGAATAGTATCCGATATGATAGCGTTAAGACGATCTTGTGGTGTTACCTTTGCAACAACAATTGCATAAGGATCAGCCTCTTTATCGTCATCAATAACTTTACGTGCACGTGCAAAATCTAAGGCGTACTCAATACCCGAAGTGATATTTTTGATCTCATCTTGATTGAGTGTCCATCCACGTTTTGATATACGTATTAACGTAGTGTAGTTATTAAAGAACACAGTATTAGATGCAGACTTAAGCAAAGATATATCATCTGAACTATAGTCGTTATCCTGTGCGTACTTAATAACAATCTTAGAGTTGTCTTTAGTCTTATACTTGTAGTTGTAATAACCTAAAGCATTAGTTAAAGCTAAACGTCGATCGACACCTTCAAGATTGTCCTCAGGACTATAACTTAGCTCCTTGCCAAGATACATACTATCAATGCTTTTGCCACGTGCAGCTTTATTCATTTCCATAATTTGTCCTATCAACAGTAAAGTTAGTTACGCTTTCAACACGAAATGATCGCCAACCGTCAGCGGTTGTATCATATGCTTTGATAACGTGGTCAGATGGTACTAAGGCTGATGTGCCTTTAGGTATCATATGCTTGCTCATTAATTTAGTGTTGGTGGTACAACTCATTACACGTTCATCACCATTCAATTTATTAAAAGTCACAATACAAACAGATTCAGATAGAGCTTTTTTCATTAACTCGACTTCGTAAGTTTCAGCGTATGTATCCATAATGTTATATCCTTTATTAATTTGTATGACCATTATATCACAGTTTTATGTGATTGTACAACTTTAATTCCAATCATTGTCATCTTTTTTAGTTTCTGAAGAAACAGCACCATAGTGCTTAGTTACGTAGCTAGATGAATCTGTCCAATGGTTATGGTTATCATCCATCTCGTTAATGACACGATCAGAGTAATCAGAATCAGTAGTATCTTTAGGTCCACGCTTCTCATCAGTGTATGATGCAGCTTTACGTAAACGAGTAGACACACTTAGTTTTTTCTTTGGACGAAACTTGCTCCTAAAAGCTAGTTTCTCTGCAGCTGCTTTAATCATTTCAATACGGTCTTCCATGCTATTGTGCTCTCTCTAATTGTGCTTCTTTAAGTAGCCATTCAGTATCTTCTGCATCGGATGCACTATAAGTAGTCCAACCAATACCTCTAATATTTTCGTTGTACGACATCATAACATACGTATAGTGATCTTCAATAGGTCCAAACGAATGAGTCAAACGATAGTGGTAATCTTCTATAGTATGATAGAAATCTAACGAAACTTCTCCATACTTAAATGAGTAATCCTCTTCGTTTAAACTTAAACAATCGAGTTCCATACGTTTAATTGCCTTTGGCAGTTTTTGCATTATGCGTCTCCTAGTAATTCATTTCTTGATATTCAAGCCACTCTTTGGCATCATCAGCGCCTTCAGTCAACATATCGATGCCATTGGTGACATCATCTAACTGAGCTCGTGATAATACACCAGTACTCTCAATGAAGCGCATTCTCTTGGCTTCTGACATAATCTTTACTAATGC